ACATCGTCAGCTATATTGCCAAGTCTATTTATTGCTCTTTTAAATCCATTAGTATTTGCACTCGCTAAGTTTTTATCTATATCAATAACATGTTCTGCCGTATGTGGCTTACCCCTTTTGAATTGAACTCTTGCCGAGCCAGGAGAAAAAAACTCCCTCATTATTCCATTATCTTCCAGTCTTAATACACCAGTAACTATAACCCATTCGGCTCCTAAGAACTGTACTGGATTATCTCCCGCTGGAGACCAAGACCAACCAGGATATTCTTTTGTCAACTCATTACGCATATAAGCTTCTTCTACATAATCAAAACCATCTGGTCTCGTTTTTACGTAAGCCTTAGGTGTAGTTCGTTGAGAAATATCTTTATGTTTTTTTATAAGCGATTGCCCTACAGTAGATTTATTTACCTTAACAATCTTATTATTTTTATCAGCCAAATCGTGTCTCCTTAAAGTTATTCTTTACATATGGACAGACATCTCTTGCATCACAATAGTCTTTACATTTTTTGCCTCCCCAAGTTTCTTCTTCATTGCACATTTCTGGTAACTTTTTAAATTCTATAGCCTCAAGCAAAGCATCTCTTTTAGTGGTAAACTTCTCTATGATATGGTCATTGTGTATATATGGCACATCTATTAGATATATCTTATGCTCAACACCGCGATCTCTTGACGCTTGTATTCCACCATCACGTACGGTTATCTGTACATACATATTTTCTATTACAGCACCTTGTCTCTGTAACATATATCTATAGCAATTTATTTGCCACTCCCAATCACCAAGGTCTGCTTTTTCAGGGTTTGCCCAATATCTTTTTACTTTTTTAGGTTCTCCTTTTTTACCCCACTTACCATTACGTAAGTATACGGCTCCAGTTGGGTCATCCTCTAAGTAAAAGTCTAATCCAAGTACCTGTGCAACTTTGTATGAGCCTACATTCTTATAGTCTATAAGTGAATTAGTATCTTTATCATAGAGATCAACTATACCAGTTATATCCATACCTTCCATAGATATCTCAGATAATTCTTTATCGGCATTACCTTCAAGTATTGAGTGATGCAGTGTTCCTGCTAATGCAAATGCGTGCTCTTGTGGGTCAATATAATAATCCTCTGTTCTTTTAAGATAAGCCTCGCAAGTACCTATAAGGCACTCAGTAACCGAAGGTTTTCTATCTGGGTCTCTTTGCTTAGCCAACTCTTTTAGCATTGGCATAACTATACCCATTCTTTCAAGTTCTAATTTTCCATTCTCAAATATATCTTCAAAAGATATTGGTTCCCCATCTGGGTATTTAAATCCTACTGCTGGCATCTTTTCCTTTCTTATCTATTTATTACTAATAAATATAATCATTACTGTTAGACTAAACAAGTATTAAAAATAATATTTTTTCCTTGACAAACTGTTGATTAAGGCTTATATTGTTAATACCTCCTCTGACTAGGCTACATATAATATATATATATATATATATATACTATACATTTATTACTATTTCTGTATTCTCACTATAGTAAGTCTGCATATATCTAGTATCTTCATTACTTAATTTATTACCATTAAACTTATGTATTCTTTTCAATATGTATTTACGTATCTCTTCAAGACCAAGCACTTCTATAAAATCTTCTAAAGAAATATCATCCTCATCTATGTCGGTAATCCATTGACCACTATATTCTGTTGAGCCTTCTTCAATAGATTTACTAAGCTCTATTCCCTTAGCTACAATAGATTGGCATATAGTAATCCAGTTTTTTATCTTAATTGGATTATTAGTACCAGAGTGATATCTAAATTCAATAGTACCGAGATATATTCTTGCGTGTAAATTTAATCCATGATATCTAGAGTCATTATATTTATCTAATTCTGGGTAGGTATCAGAACTTTCATACCAAGTTTCTATAAGATCAGAATTAGAGTTTATTGATTTAATTATATCTTTACTCATTCCTAATTTTCTACACCACCTAGAGCCTCTTCTTGAAGATGGCATCATATTATATATATGTTTTTCAAATTGTTTTGCCACCAGAAGAATTGCTTTTAACTCTTTATAATACAAATCCCTAGCATCTATATGGACATGGAATCCACAGCTTTTATTAACATAGAAATCATTTTCTATGAGAAAATTAGTTATAGAGTCTATTTGATTAAATAAATAATCTCCAGACATAGGTTTAGATATAAATTCAGCACCCGAATCTCCTTCAAGACCATCAGTAGATATGCTTCCGTCAGTTGCTTTCCTAAAATTGTATTCTTCAGCGTTAAAATCTTGTATCCTATCTCGATCTCCTATTGTTTCAATTTCTACACCAACAGCTCTTTTAAATTTATTAACTAAAAAGCTATTGGTTTCTAAAGAAATAACACTACATTCATTGTATGATTCGAGGTCTACATCGTCTCCAGTTGTCGGACTGCAATCCTCACAATAATATTCTTCAGACCCATCGTGCCATATTAGATACTCTCTTTCATGTTCTTCACCACATTCATTGCAACAACCATAATTATCGTAATAACAATCGTAACAGAATACTAAACCTTCACTATTAGTATAACTATCAGATTCATCGATATTGTAAACTTGTTCACAGGCGTTGCAATTATAAGTATTATCTGGCTGTTCTGTTCGTCTTGGGGTAGTTGGCATTTTTGACTCCTATGTTATACCATAATTAGCAGTTATTATATATATTGCAAGAACACTAACCTCTTTAAGCCAACCAATACTTTTAAGAGCGTTATAAAGTTCTTCTTCATTATCAGCTTGTATATCCACACCCTCAAGTAGCTTAACTTGAGTCTTTATGTAATTAAGATATTCCTCGTAAGACTTATCTGCCATAAAAGGATTTTTCTTAGCTCGTTTATAAAGCATACTCATTACATAGCTTTTAGATTTTATCTGTATTTTGTCGGCTATACCTACAAATACAGCTTTCTTTTTAACTTTTTTCATTAAAGCCCTCCATGTATAGGTGCAGGAAGATTTGAGGCTAATTTGGTACGTTTATCAGCGTCATAACAATACTGGCATATCTTATACCCAAGATGATTGTATAAATCTGCAGAAGGCTCCCAATCGCCACAAAAATTACAGCTTTCTTTTGAACTATCAACAAACCTATTCACAGAACTTTCACAAGTTGTACACAAATATCCACTTTCTGTGAGTATAAGATTATCGTATTCTGTTGTATTCATACAGTCTATACAATCAGCAGTCCATACACCATTATTATTTAAGCTAAGGGAGCTTGATTGCGTATCTATACATTTAGGGCATATCTGATCGTCTGAAAATGTAAATGACTGACAATGCTTACATGAACTACTAGCATTATAACTAGGACTTCCCCAGTATGTTCCATAATTCTGGGTATAAGAACCGAGTCTATTATATGAAGAGTAACTAGTTATATTAGCATTGGTTTCAACCTCTATAAATGAAGGTTGTGGAGTATCCCAAAAATTAGAAGTATCAAAAGAATATACTTTATCAACTGGTAATGAATTAATACTCTTATCTATAGTAAGACCTGCATCTTTTAATGCTATACCTAATATAGTAGCCGTAGATGCCCAGAAAAGACATCTAGCTTTTTTCCAATAAGCTATATGGAGAGGTCTTCCCTCTTCGTGCATTAGGTTTATTGTTTTATAGTCTTTATCAATCCAGCTTAGAGCATAGTCGCCCTCAAGCAAATCAAAGACCTCTTGATACTTTTTCTTTTTATCGAGTAAACCAAAAATAACTTCTGAATCAACTTGGATATCTGTTCCTAATTTACTAGCTATCTCTTTATGGTTATAAATAATACCATTATGAGCTCCAATAACTCCACCTTTTACAAAAGGATGAGCATTTTCTTCTGTTTTAGCACCAGTAGTAGCAAATCTGACATGTCCAAGAAAGACAGTGGTATCCTTATCTACCTTATCAATAACATTGTACCATTCCTCACTGCATACAAGTTCATCTGAAGGTTTTAAGGTTTTATATACTAGCTTGTCAGTCTTTGAAGCAATAGCAAAACCAGTAGAATGGTTTCCTCTAACTACGGATTCAAAGGTGAGGTTACTAATAACATCCTCTATTCTGTCTAATTGCGATTCAGACTGCCATCCTTCACGTTTGGCAAATCCAAATATTCCACACATATATTTCTCCTTATTTGTTTTTTATTAAACTGTTTGTGAGTTGTAATCCTCGTGATCAGTGGGTAGATTATCAGGTGATAAACTACTTCTATCTATCATTTCCTCTACGTAGGGGATAAGATTAGATATCCCCATAGCTGCAAAATAATCAGTATAGTCTTTTGACTCTTGACTAATAAATAACTTTTTTACTGAATGTTTATTGCTAAAGAAATTCTTTCCAAAATCTGATATACCAATACAGAAGAGTATCCAATTATTAATATAATAATCACTGATAGTTCCATGATGATATCTGTATTCTATAGTTCCGTGTAAAAATCTTGAGTGTAAATTAAAACCTCTATATCTTGATGAATTATATTTCTCGCTACTTGCATTAGTATCATTCATTTTCTCGTACCATAACTTACATAAATCTGATATAGTTTTTATATCAGTTATAGAGGTAGAATCTATTTTATACATAGGCTTTGAGTATGTTGATTCTTCTCGGGATTTTGGTAACATTTTATATATAAATGGCTCTAATGCCCTAGCTGTCAACAATATACCTTTAAGTTCATTAACTCCTAAGTAAAATGCATCTGTGTGTACGTGTATACCACAACTATTATTAACTTTCCAATCTCTTTTTTGGAGCCAATCGCAAAAATTGCTTACCTTAAGAAGAGCTGCGTCACCAACTTCTGGTGTCATTATAAATTCTCTACCAGATCCTGAGATAGAACTATCAGATGTATCATGCCATCCATGAGGCAGTTCATCACAACTATCTCTTATATCTCCATAATCTAAAAAAGGATTTACAGCTTCTATCTCAATAGCAACTGCTGTTTTACTTTTATTAAGAGAATACATTTTATCTGATGGTAATAACAATCTACTAATAGAACTCCTCGAAAGCATTCTTGGTGGAGAAGCCATTACTGCTAAGACTGTTAATTCAAAACATTCATTGCAATATCTTCTTGTGTCGTAAATCAAAGGAGTCATTGATTCAAACTCTTTTCTACATTGCATACATTTAAAAACTTTAGTATCATAACAACTCTGACAGTAATCTTTTTCTTTATAACGTCTGAAAGTTACTTCTGATGCAAACCAAGTATTAAAACACCCATTACAATTAAGCCTAAAAGTTTCAGTACATTTAAGACAAAAAATCCCATGTCCTGTAAAACTTGAATATTCTCCTACATAAGTCCACTCATTGCATTTGTCACATTTAAGTGAATCAGTTTCTTCACAATCTGGAATTTTCATTTTATTTGCTATGCGTTGTAAATCTTTTTGAAAATTTTCTGAAGAATAATTTTTAATATCTTTTTCACGCAAGAGACTTATATTATTATCTATTAACCTATCATTGAGGTCAAGAAACATATTTCTCGTAGCCGTCATAACTCTTATAACAATTTCAGAAGATGTTGTTTCATCATATGCAGAAATTATAGCAACAGTGCCTTTTCCAGTCAAACTTCCATCTTCTGTACGTTCTTCCGTATAACAGTTATCTGTTAACTCGCTCATATTATATATTAATACCATCTGATTAGATTGAAAATCTGAAGGTAAAATAGTATAAGAATTCATCACTGAAGAAGAAACAAGAGCAATCTGACGCTCATTAAAATGATATTGTTTATTATTCCTCTCCCATTGAACTTGACCATTGTCATCTTCTATGGCTATATCAGTAGGAAAAACGCATGAGTAGCAATCTGGACTCTCGTCTATATCTATTAAATCAGTAATAGTTCCAATAGCATCTCTAGCAATATTTAAAGCAGAGTATTCATTCCTAAGAAAAAGAACTTTATCTCCAATATTGTATTTATAACTTGGCATATTTTATCCTTTCACGAGGGATTCTGATCCTGGCTGTCAAGTATTAGGCTCATTGTATTTTCTTTTAATAGAATTTAATCTCTTTATATATAAATCAGCCTCTTCTTGGTCTTTAGCGTAAAAAGAATTTCCCTCGTGTACAAATGGCTTGAGTTTATGTCTAATGTGAAAAGGGATTCTTCTTGATTTTCTTACTCCCATATTCTTGCTAACCTTCTGAGAAACCCAAGACTAGCTCCAAATCCAAATGCTACCCCAGCAATCTCTAGATTATTAAAATACAAAGCAAATGAACCTACTATATAGGTAGTAAATCTGAATACACCATATATAGAGAAATCATTTTTTGATTCTTTTAATTGTAATTTGCTCAATTTCATCTCCTGTTATTATTGTTTTAATGTAAGTTATTATTCCAGATACGAATGCACCTCCGAATAATAAATAATATGCTAAGCCGTGAGGCTCACCACAAAATCCTAGTAAATGTTTTATAGCCTCAATCATCATAAACCCAGTAATATTCTAAGTTATCTGGCTCTAACCATTTATATTGAGAATAAAATTTATAATCTTTACGCAGTAAATTACTTCTGTGTGAAGCGTGTACTTTCTCATCACCTAACCAATTAGGAGTAGATACGTTATCAGATACACCTATCATTTCCATAGTATTATTATATCCTCTAAGTATCCATTCCTCTATCATCTTGTTTTTATATAGCAATAAAGCCTCTTCGTAGCCTTTCCACATAACAACAGCAGGATGATTAAGCCAACCTGTGTATGCTTTGCCAGACTTAGTAGGTACACCAGTAAGTGCATTAAATATCTGTAATGCTTCTACTCTTTGTTTGCCTAAACGTCTGTAATCAAGAACTTGAGCTGATTCCTTAAAGCTCTCGTATGGTAAAAATGTCTGCATATAATTTCCTAATTTGATATAAATTGTCGTAATTCATAATAGATTATACTAATTTTTTTTCAATTTTCCAATAAATTTATTGCTCTATATAATTTACTTTCCTATTCTTTTTTTTTTATTGTTAATTTAGCAGAAATTCTTCGATTAGACTGATCCATAAACTCTATTTTATTCTCTCTCGTATTTAAAGTTACTTTTTTAATATTTGTAATACCATTGTTTAAGAGAATAGTATTAAGAGCAGCATTTATATTATGTGTATCTGGTGGCATTTATTTTGCCTCCTTTTTATTTTTAACGCTATACCAAACAGCATAGAGTTGTTTTTTGTGTTTAGAGTTTGCTTCTGATTTAGAAGTCTTAAAATATTTTACATACCAATTAACGAGTTGTTGCTTGGAATTATGAGGGCATACATTATAAGAGTATCGTATCAAAATACTTTATACCATTCCTAATAAAGATACTAATATTCTGCAAAAAGTTAAAAAACCTGTAATTATGACTATGCCTAATAATCTTGTCTCGAACCATCTATCTATCTCTAGCCATTCATCTATTGCATTAAATATCCTGCTAAACATTGTATATCTCCTTATTAATAAGTTCTGTCAAATATTCTTGTATCTATTTTCCGAGTTTTAGTAATACGGACTGCTTTCATAATAGCTCGTGTTTTTCTATTTGCTTCTGTTAAACGCTGACGCTCTTGACAAGCAGTAATGTATTCAGTAAACTTTCTGTGGTCTGTGTATATTGTACCAGTATTAACATCTATGAGAATAAAGTCAATATCTCTGAATTGTGCTTTTTTGTGAAATGCCCATATAATTTTCTCGCAGGCTTTAAGTGTAGGTAGCTCTATATCATCTCCGTCAGGAAATGTAATAAGCCAAGTGTGGATAGTACGCTCTACTTTGATTATACATTGCTCTTTTTTGGGTGCATTAGCAGATATATAACTGTCTATAGGATTATTTCTCTCTCGCATATAATCTCCAGTGTTTTTTGTTTACGATTCGAATATTTTCTAAAATTAATAATAAATTTACACATGATGCAACAACATAATATCTCTAATCAAATTATTTTCCTGGTTCTTTTATACTCTAATCTATATTCTTTTGAGTAATAACCTTTATTATGCTTATTACAGCATTCAGGGCAAGCTCTTTTTTTCTTAGTTCTCCTATGTGCAGGTCTCTCCCAGTTACAATTATTACATACGAGTTTGAATGTAGTCTGTGGCATTATAGTCTCTTTACTAGCACATCGTTCTGGATTTGCACCAATTTTTCTGGCAAAGGCTTTCCAGATAATATTATGATTATTCTCACATCCTGCAAGTGCGTGAGCTATCTCATGCAATACTACATCTTTTATTATATTCTCTTCATTCAGCTCAACATAAGGCAAAGATAAATATATTGTTTTACTGGACTCATTACATCTGCCAAGCGATGTTTTTCTCTCGTCAAAAAATAATTTCCAGCCGTCTAATTTATTCTGTTGCATTAATCTCTGAGCCATAAAAACAGCATCAGATAATTCCATATAATACTCCTTAAAAAAATCTTTTTATTTGTCTCCGAGTTAAATAATAGGTGTGTAGAAAAGAGCCCTAATTTCTCAGGGCTCCTCTCCTCTATTCCTGCTCTCCTATTTCTTATTTAGTTTCTCTAGTTTCTTCAAGGTCTCTATATTTACCTCGACTTCTCGCTCTGTCTGACCTGATACCTTGTGATAGTATACTCCTGCCTTCATCACATGACCATAGTTTTTAGAGTTTTTATCTTTACATATCTCTTCAGGTATAGCATCAATATGAGCTTTGTGCTCTTTGAAAGGCTTTTGGATTTCAGGTGAGGCTGATTCTATGTTATTATTTCCTCTTTCACCTTTAACTCTAAATCCTAACTCTTTTGGGTCAAGATCTTTTGAGGTCATTGTATCCCATTGAGCCTGAGTGATTGGTGTGAATTTATTCATGTTAAATTCTCCGTTTCTTTTTTTGTTATTTGCTTTTTAATTAAGCTGTTTTTTTAATATGGATTTCATATCCTTTTTATGATACATCAGTATACATAGCTTGAATTTAAGATGCAAGTAAATAATTAATTAAATTGCTCTTTAGTTGGGAGAAGTTTCACGTGAAACATTTCAAACCAAAAACAGAATTTTCAACGAGATTCCAATTTTCCAATCTCGACAATGGGGGATGGGCTATTTGGCGAGAAAGACCAACACACAATATTGGCTAATTTTTGTAGTTTAATACTATCTGATAAGTTTGATTATAATATATGGGTATAAGTTAAATATAGGAATAGCGGTTTAACGCTGAATTTGGTATCATAATGCGATTATTATGACTTCTTGGTAGGAATGTAAGCTAGTGTATTATTTTATAGTCTTTTGAACGGATTTCTTTTTTCTAAGATCTGGTACTGGAGTTCTATCTTCAATCCAATTTTTAAAAATTTTTGTATAATTTTTTGTATATTGAGTTATATTTGTTACTCGGCTTCTATCTCCTTTAACGCTCATCATTTCCCTTTCTTTCTTTCACTATTACGTTAGTAATAGTTTTCTTTATTTTATATATATATATATAATATATATATATTAATAACCACTCGAGCTTGTATTAACAATATACGTCTTAAATGCCTTTTTGTCAAGTTATATTTTAATTTATTATTTCCCTTGCTTTGTATTTAAGAGTTTCTTATATTCCTATAATGAAAAAAGCAAACAAGAGAGATGCTATGCAACATTGTGCTAACTGGAACGCTGGTAAGTGTCTAGGAGCTATGATGTATAGGAGTAACGGAGAGTTGCGTGTAGTCATGGATAAGAAAAAATCTAATAAGGATTGCATTATAGATGATGGATGCGATTATTTTGATAACATAGTAATACCTGGAATGGAGAAAAATGGGAATTAATAACGACGTTACACCGAAAAAGATAAAGTATTTAGAAAAGATTATAGATGAAGTTAAAAAGAAGAAAAGACCTATTAGGGCTGAAGTAATGCCTACTACAGTTCCTTCTTGGGGTTCAATGAGAAAAGAAGAAGGAGAAGAATAATGAGAAAACTAGAGATAGGTGGACATGAGTACAAAGTAAGATCAATGGATGGAGATAAAAATTCAAACGATGGTAAGATGTTGTTTGGATTAAATAATCCTAGAACTTGTGAAATATTCTTAGACGAGAAACTTGTTACCTCGAGACGTAATGAAACATTTTTACATGAAGTAATTCACGTAATACTTGTAAACACTGGTTGTGAACACGATGAAGGGCTTATTGAAAGTCTTGCAAATGGTTTTCATCAATTAGGAGTAGGAGAATATCTATGGCGAAAAACAACAAAGTAGTAAAGAGTATTGAAGATACTTATCCTGTTATGATGGATAGGTTTAAATCTATTACTGATGAGCAATATAATCTATTCTGTGAGAAACAATATGATTACGGTTGTGGCAACATAACCCTTGGTGGTGATTTAGATAACGATGAAGATAGAATGTTTGCTTTAACTGCGCTTGTTATTAGAATGAATGATAAAGTAAACAGACTTAAGAATATAATTGTTAAGCACAAAGGTGAAAATGCTGTAAAAGACGAAACATATATGGATGCCTTTAAAGATTTATCTGTATATGGTGTTATAGCCCAACTTGTTTCGGAGCGACTATGGGGAAAATAACAACATTCTTTTATTACTTAGAATCCTTACTATTGAAGTTTGTTCTTAAGGTAAGTTTGTTTTTAATTAAACATGGAGAAAAGCAAAATGAAGTGGACTAAAGCTGAAATAAGTATATTGAGTCAATACACTAGAACTGTAAAGAGTATTAAAGATATATGTTTCGAATTAGATAACGCTGGGTTTATGCGTACATATAAATCTGTAACACGAAAAATAGAGTCTATGGGTTGGACAAGACCAACTGACTTAACAGATATTACAGTACTTCCAAAGATATTAATGTTTGATATAGAAACAACTCCTATGCCTGTATGGGTATGGTCTTTTGGTAAACAATATGTTCCACATACTAATATTCTTAAAGATAACGATGGATTGCAAAGGTTCTGGTATGTTCTATCTTGGGCTGCTAAGTGGCTTTATGACGATAATACTATATCAGACGTACTTACTCCCGAAGAAGCAGTTGGAAGGGATGATAAAAGAATAATGGAGTCAATATGGAAACTACTTGACGAAGCTGATATTGTAGTTGCACATAATGGAGATCGATTTGACATAAGAAAGCTGAATGCAAGATTTATACTTAATGGTATGAATCCACCTTCTCCTTACAAGTCAATAGATACTTTAAAAATAGCAAGAAAAGAATTTGCCTTTAGTTCTAATAAGCAAGATTTTCTTACTAAGACATTTGGAGTGTCTGAGAAGTTGAAGACTGAATTTCAGTTATGGATAGATTGTATGGATGGTAATAAAGAAAGACTAGCTGAGATGCTTAAATATAACAAACGAGACGTTATAGGACTAGAGCAAGTATATCTTAAGCTTAGACCATACATAAGAAATCATCCTAATCTTGGAATCCTTATGGATGACAATGTTTGTCCATCTTGTGGAAGTAAGAATCTAAAAGCAGCTAATGCTACCTATTTTACAAGTTCTAACGAATATCCTGTATTTAGGTGTGGTGGTTGTCATTCTCCCTTCATAAGAAGTAAGACAAGTCTTAGTAGTAATGCTACTGAATTAAGAAGTATTGCAAGCTAAGTGTTGACAAAAGTCTATTTAAGGGTTATATTATAGTATATGCTTGTTCGTAAGATAAAAGATGTTGAGCACAAGATATACAATGATGAGAAGGAGTTTAACCAATACTGTCCTAATGAAAATTTAACTCGCAATTGGAGGGAAGGCACTGAAAGTAGCTGGGTAACGACTGACGACGGACAAGTCTGTCAAGTTCTTAAGCGGGGCGAGCTTAGAGATAGTCAGTCTAAGGGCGTGTGTAATTACTATATTAGGACAGTTATTGGTTCTTTCATTTGTAGGGATAATATTATGATGGAGGGAGATATGCGAAAGAACATGTATTCTTTTGCTGCGGAGGATCTCTCTCCTTATCAACATAAAATTAATAGAAAAAAGCCTACTAGAAGAGAATTTCTTTTTGCAAAGTATGTCGCTCAAGGTAATGGTATATCAGAGGCTTTTATAAAAGCATATCCCACTAATAATGAAAAATACGCAGATTATCAAGGAAAGATATTATTAAGCACTGAAAGGGTTAAAGGATTGATAAGAGAAGAAGTTGACAAAGTTTTAAACGAAGCTGACATTACTCCACTGTATTTACTTGAAAAGATGAGATCAGTTGTTGACAATGACGATTCTCAGGATAAAGATAAAATACAAGCTATTAAAACTCTTATGCAAATAAGTGGAATGATGGAAACAGATAAAAGAACAGAATCATTAACACTATTCCAAGGATTTACAAAGGATCAATTAAATGCTATCCAAGGCGGAGATTCGAAAAAGCTCATTGAAGCTTCAAGAGAAGTTGAAAAATAAAGAATGTATGATATGCGGTTTTCCTATGGAGAACTACACATCTGTTTGGTATAATGTATCAGAAGATTTTTTTTCAGTAGAGTGTTGCGAATGTTTTTCATCCTATGATGAGAACTTTGAAATAAGAATGCCAGGATTAATTTTTAACTATGGAGAATCATAATGAAGAAAATAGAGTTTAACTTAACTTTTGAAGTTCATAAGAAGATGGATGAAGAAAACTTTGAAATATTATTAAAAGATTATTTAATTAATGATTATAATGTTGAAAAATTTGTTACTAAGGTAATTAGTGAAGAAGATGAGGTAGATAATTTTTTAATAAAATCAGTAGACTTAGTAAGAAAAAAGAAGATTAAGAAGAATGATGATAAGATTAGTAAAAACCCAGACTTAGTAGGTGAACAATGGAATGCAGCATAAATGAAGTTAGCTGTGTATGGAACACTTAGAGATGGGAATAAAAATACAGGTAGAGTAAAAGATACGTCTCTTGTGTATCCTGGTCATCAAAAATTTCCAGCTATGATACAAGACTATGAAGGAAAAGGAACTGTCGTAGAGGTACACAATGTTACAAGTGAGGATTTAGCACAATATGATTTATATGAAGGTGTTAGTATGGGTCTGTATGACAGGGTAAAGGTTAATGTAGAGATGGATAATGGTGAAAAAATTAGAAGCTGGGTCTATGTTGCTGGATCTCGGCTATTAAAGTTAGTGGATGTATTTGAAGAAATTCCAAATGGAGATTGGTACAATAGAAAAGTTTAACATAATACCAAGCGACCTAAGTGAAAAAGAACGAATTCTTAATATGGTATCCAAAGATTTGGTTGCTTTTGGGCAACTGTTCTTACCTGAAGATTTTATGAAATCAAAGCCAGCTCCGTTTCATCACGAAGTTGGAGATTTGTTTTTAAATAATACAATAAGAAGGCTTTGTCTCGTTTTACCTCGTGGTCATACTAAATCTACTATGGCTAAAGCTGCTTTATTGCATAGATTATGCTTTAATCCAAAAGGAAAGAAAGAATTTGCTGCTTGGGTATCAGAAGAGCAAGGTCAAGCTATTGACCATTTAAAGTACATTAAAAGCCATATAGAATTTAACCCAGCTTTAAATTATTATTTTGGTGACATGGCTGGGACTAAATGGACTGAGAAAGAAATTACTACGGCTAAAGGTGATAGAATTATAGCTAAAGGTACGAGCCAAAGGCTTCGCGGTAGATCAGAACTTGGTCTAAGGTATACTAAGATTATACTTGACGATTTTGAATCCGAATTAAATACTAAGACTCCAGAAAGACGTAAAGAAATTAAAGAATGGCTTATGTCTACGGTGTATCCAGCTCTTGAAGAATCAAAAGGCAATGAGGGTTCTATATGGCTTATAGGCACTATTGTACACTATGATTCTGCTTTGCAAGGAATATATGATGGTTACTTACAAGCAAAAGAGAATAATGAAATGTATACTTGGGAGATGGTATTTCATAGGGTAATAGAAGACGATAAACCACTTTGGCCATCTTACTTTTCAAAAGAAAAAATAGCTGGAATAAGAAAAGATTACGAGTATGTTGGGCAACTTCATAAGTTTGCTCAAGAGTATATGAATGACGCTCGTGATTTAGAGAGTGCAAAATTTAAAATAGATAAGATTAATTATTTTGATGGAGAGTTTAAAGCAAAAAACAATCAAGCATATATTGTTACAAAAGAAGACGCTATACCAGTTAATGTTTATATGGGTGTTGATTTGGCTTATGAATCTTCAGCCCAGCACGATTACCAGGTTATCGTTGTTGCTGGTATCGATAGTGATAAAAATATATATGTAATAGATGTATTTAGAGAGCATATACCATTGTACGATATGCCTCGTAAAATATTCCAATATGCAAAAGAATATCAACCTATGAGAAGAGCAAATGTAGAGCATGTCGGAGCTCAAGGAATAATAAAGGATGCTGTAAACGAATTATCTCGCAATGATAGAAAAATGGCTCCAGGAATAGCAAGAGGTGTAAGACCTCCATCAGGAATAAAAAAAGAAGATAGGTTAGAATCTCTTCTTTGCCCAATAGTAAACAGAGGAAAGCTTTATATAAAGAAGCAACATAGTGATTTAGTGGATGAGATGTTTCATTTTCCAAAAGCAAAGAATGATGACTTGCTTGATGGTCTTTGGTATTCTATTATAAATGCTAGAGCTCCAGTAAGTAGTAAGTTTGATGCTAATAGCTTCGAGGAAGAAACCGAAGAAAAAAGAGAGTTTCTAGGGAAGAAAATAATAAGAAGTTGGATAACAGGTCAAAGAGTTTAAAAAATACAAAATAAAACTTGACAAATGTATGTTTTAGACTTATATTATATAGTATAGGTT